TCTCCCACATGTCGAGATCGTCAGCCGTGATCATGCGGTCTTGCTCTGACTGATAGAGCTCGGTAAGACGCTGCATCGTGTTGTTCTCTGCGAGTGCGTCCTCAACAGCGGTGCTGACAGGTGAGATCTCAGGATCAACCATCAGGTCGTTCTTGAGGTTGACAAGGACTTCGTCGTCCTTGATGCCTGCCATGGTCTTTCCGTACTCGAGCGTAATGTTCCCACCACGCTCAATGGCAGCATCCAGATCAGTCTTCTTGACACCGTACTGGTCGAGCCATGAGGTGATCTCATCGGGAGACATGCCTGCCTTGGTAGCCTCATCAATAACCCTGTCTGCCTGCAGGTAGATGAACTCGTTACCGTCACGGTCAGCCTTGCGCTGCATGAAGTCTGCGAGGTCTTCCTTCGAACGCTTGGAGAGCAGTGACTGCTCTGTTGCGGTCATGGTGTCCATCAGTGCCTCGTGCACCTGAACAGCCTTCTGGTACTTCTGTGCCGTGCGCACGTTATTGTACAGATCGACAGAACCACCCATGCCACCCAACAGAAGCGTACCTTTGGCTACCTTCTCCATTATTCCCTTGACACGCTCAGCGGTCTCTGGATCCTTGATGACATCAACGACGCTCTTGTCCTGCATGAACCCTTCGGTGAAGATGTTGGTTAGCTCCTGCGTGCTCTCAGTGGCGGTCTCTGCAGCTGTCGCACCTGCTACCTTCTTTGCATAGTCAAGGAACGCCTTGCGAACGGTAGGGTTCTTCTTTACCAGATCCATTGCACCGTTCTTCATGACCTCGTTCAGACCAGGCACAAGCTTCGCAGCATGTTCGAATCCTACAAGCTCGAGTGAACCGTTGATGACACCAACCATTTCCGATGCAACCCGGGCGGTCTTATCGTCCACAGGAACAGGCTTGCCATTCTCGTCCTTAAGATCCAGCAGCTCCAGGTATGCGTTTCCGCCTTCTACAGCCTTGGCACGCATGAACATGCCTGCACGCATACCGCTTGCGAAACCGGCAGCACCTGCAGCCGGTACGGTGATCGGTGCGGTTGGGCCAGACAGCATTGCTGCAGTGCCTGCCGCTGCTAAGCCTGAGGCAGTAGCAAGTGCGAACGGGTTCTTGTTCGGACTCGTCGCTCCCTCATACATTTGACCGACTATCTCAGAAGCAGATGCCACCCAGCTCCCGAACCCTGTCTTCTGTGTGTCGTACTTGGCAGCTGTCTGCATGTCCTTCAGGTATTGCTTCTGCTGAGGATTAAGGTCTTGCCCCTTATCCTTGAGCTCCTTCTGCAGGGTTGCGATCATGCCGACACGGTCTACCGCCTGCCCTGATGCGAACTCACGGAATGCATCGGTGTTCTTTACGAAGTCAGGAACCCAATTGAACGTCATCTTGTTGATGACTTCGGTTGCTTTCTTGTTGTCATCTGCCTGTCTGGCACGACGTACTTCATCGTTCTTCTGCTCGATGCGAGCCAGGTTGTACATGTCGTCAGATGCCAGAGACATGAAGCCATGGTCACGGCTCATGCCTGCCAGCACTGGAGCGGTGTTGTCGAGTATGGATAGATCCGGAGCAGCAGCGATACGCTGCGCCAGAGGCTTGTTCATTCTTACAATTTCTGGTGATACCTTCAGCTTCTTCGACAGCGTCTTAATCTCTGCTACATCGTCTGGACTGTATCCAGAGGTGTCGGACATGACCTGCCCGACAGATGGTTGATCGTAAACCTCTACTAAACTTCCGTCTTCCTTGCGGTAATATGGCATTTTGGTCTCCGTTATTTTACCAGCTCAAGAATCTCGCCATCGAATCCAATACGGTATTTGCGTTTGCCATCGATAACCCAGACAGCACCCTGTTCCGGATCAGCGTATGCGGTTGCTGCAGCCTTCTTGCCGAACTTCTTGACGTACTTTCCTTGAGGATCCTGAACGTCCTGCAGCAGTGATGTCATCGGGCTCTGGTACTTGCTGCGCTTGTAGGTCATCGTGCCGAGCTCAGGCTGCTTGTAGTATTTCTTTTCGTAGTCGTCCTGTCTGTATCCAGAGAACATTCTCGAATCAGAGTACGCCTTCAGGTTGCGTTCACCGATTCCACGTATCTCTGAGTCAGTCAGCTTCGATCCCTTCAGTGACTGAGCGACACGGATATCACCCTGAAGCCTGCGCTCGAACTGCTCCTTGCTTTCCTTGCTGTTCCCGAAATAGCTCTTCTTCTCGTTTGAAAAATCGGTCACGAACTTTCCGACAGACGGATCCTTTGCGTTTTCCTTGATCATTGCCCGGGCTTCGGCAACCATGTTGGCAGGAATCTTTTTGTCTCTGAACCACTGAAACGCCATGTTAGGATCCTGAGTACCTGAGCGCAGGATCATTGATTCAACCTGTGCCTTCATGAGCTCTCGGTTCAGCTCGTTTGTACCTGCATCACTCTTCGGCTTGCGACGATCCGCCTCACGGTCATAGATAGCCATTACGGAATGACGCTCGTTCATCATGTCCTTGTCTGGCATCTCCTTGTAAACCTGCTGCCTGAATGCTTCACGGCTCGGCAGCTTGTTCTTTGGGTCTGTCAGGAACTTGTCGTACTTGTCGAGGATCGATCCTGCCTTCTCATCGATATCTCTTCTTCGGTTCAGGTTGACGGTATTGACTTCCTTCTGCACCTCTTCTCTGATGTCGGTGTTCTTGATGTCCTTGATGTAGTCCTTCTGCATCTGACCGTCCACGGCCAGAGCAGCAGCAGTGTGATACCGTATTTCAACCGGAGCTGAGATCTTGAGAACGTCGTCTTTCACCAGCTTGTCGTTAGCCTTGAGCTCCTCGAGCAGCTTCATGGCAGACACCGGATCGGTCTTCATCATGTTGTACAATTGGACGGTGCGCACCTCTGATTCGGCTTTGCGTGTTACCTCGTTGTACTGCTCCATCGACCAATTCTGTTTGATGGCCTGACGAGCCACCAGGTCATTAGTCAAATACGCTGACATCTGATCGGCTTTGCTTGGATCGTTTGCAACCATGTCAATAGCTGATTGATACGATGACTTGTAGACAGCCTCCTGGTGCTTGTTTGTTTCCTTGATGCTGTGATTGGTAACGTCTGACTGGACATCGATTGCACGCTTAAAGTAATTCTTTTCGAACTCTTTAGCTGCCAAAGGGTTCATGCCAGACATGGTCTCTTTTTTCAGAGCTTCCATGTCGGCAGCAGCCATGTCTGACAGGCTCTTGTCCTTGGAACCCATAGCAGCCTCACCGGTTATGGTCATGTACTTCTGACGGATACCGAGCTCACCCTTCAACAGCTTTTCGTTAGCTGCTTGTATCTGTGTCTGGGCTATTGACTCCTGCTCGGCCTCGACAATCTTACCCATGTATGTCGCAGCCTTCATGGCACTTTCGCCTGCGTTGGCGAGAGCCTTGTCAGTCAGGTCTGAAGTCTGGGCAGCAGTGAACCGTCCGGTATATCCCGGTGCGGTTTTTACTTGTTCGTTATATCTGGGAATAGTAGCCATGCTGTCACCCTCTTTATTTGAATCCGCCAGTCTTATTGAACTGGTATCCCATGTAGGAAGCCTGTGATGCACCACTCAGAAGGGACGATGCAGCTCCAATAGTACCAGCTCGAGCCGCATCAGCACCTGCCATGCGAGCTCCTGCAGCCTGTGACAGGTAGTTCTGACGCTCTATGTTCAGACCGTATGCCTCACGCTGTGAGTTATTGAACACCTTGAGTGCATCGAGGTTGCCGAGCGTTTGGGTCTCGTCCTGCATTGCTTCCATTGTGCCGCTGTCAGGATCAACACCAGAAGCCATGGCACGCTGACGTGCCGCCAGACGCATAGTCTCCTGACGCTTGTCTGCAGCCTCCTGAGCACCACGGTTCTGTGCATCCAGACCTGCAAGCCGTGATGCCTCAGCATTAGACTCAGCAACCTTGGCCTGATACTCTCCCTGCTTTTTTGCAGCCTGTCCTGACGAGTACATTGAGTACGCTGACATGGCTGTTCCGGCTACAGCGGCTGCGACTGCTATGGCTGGTAGTGCTACACACATGTTACACCTCCTCCAACTTCTTTAATTCCTCGATCATCTGCATGTCGTAATCGTCAAGGGTGTCACATGCGACATTGATCCCCCATGGTGAATCTCATGAATGGTAGGTTGTGCGACCCGTGCGGCTTTGGGTCTTCCATCGTGAAGCCTAGCCATTTCAACCAGCGGATTGCTTTCTTGTTTCTGACATCGACAAAATTATATAACGTCTTGTATTCACTTGCCATGCTTTTTACTACTTCATGGCAATGTTTAAGGAATATTCTGTCGAACTTTTCTACATCAGGCGTGCCGATCATCCACGGACGACCGGTGCTTTCAATAAGTGAGGCAGGAGCTACTCCGAACATGCAAATAGGTACGCCATCCACCAGACCAGTCCAACACCGGGTAGATGACATCATGCTGATCATCAGGCAGTGAGCTGGATCCATACTGTATGCCGCCCATAGCTCGTCCCTGTCAGCATCCCTCATGTTCTGCTGTATGTACTCGAGATGCTCAAAGTTGGCATCAACGATACTGGGAACATGCACCATTATCCCCCAATGGTGACATCAGGTATGATAGCCAGAACCGTGAGCGGAAGCGGATCAGACTGCCGTATCATGACAACACCGTTCTCATTCCATTCGGCAATCGTAGACACTTCGAACATGCCGGTTGCCGGTGCAATGGCTTCGTCGTAGTTCTCTGTTGACCGCTGCTTGTACTCCATCAGGTGATTGGCATCAGGCCCAGCGAATACACCAACCGACTCTTCGCAGATCATCTTGACTTTTGCGATGAGCTTCTGCTTGTCACGGATCTGCTGACCCTGCACTGACAGTGGAAGCGTTTTCATGTCTGCGGTATATGGAAGCCCAATGTGCACCACGGATGCGCAGTACTGCAGCGTCACCGTGCCACTGGTTACCACCTGCTGTGGGTGGACATGCCCGTCAGCCAGAATGCTGACCGTCTTGCCCTCGAGGTGGTCGATACCTGCGAATTGGTTTCTGGCAAAAGCCCAGTCCGACCTGGCAACACGGTACTCTGCAGGAATTATCCGGTTCGGGATAGCCTGCACCACGGTTGCACTCGTGCGCTCTATCACTCTCAGGCGATACGTCTGGCCATCGGTTGAATAGTAGACGATCTCGTCACCAGCTGCGTCAGCAGGGAAAAACGATGCAGACGCTGTGACGGTAACCGTCTCTGTCTGATCCCAGTTCGTGCCGCCAGTAATGGTCATCGTGGTTGAAGAGCTGTTGCGCCCATCGTACGAAAGGCTGCAGTCAAGAAACTTGCAGTCTTTGACGTTACCGAAGTACCGGCTGTCCATGCGCTCGATGAAGCGTCTTTCAGTTCCTTCGATAGTCCTCCTGACCACGAAGTATACTGCGTCCTCTCCACCCTCAGAGATCGATGCGACTGACTCGTAATAACCATCAGTGTCGCACTTGAACCATCCGACAACCTCCTGCTCACGCATATAGGTCAGTCCGAGCAGAGTACCATCGTCTCTGACGCACCACGCAACGCTGAACGGTATTTTCTGGTATGCCCAATCCACAAGGCTGCGGTTGTAGAACAGATGGCTTGACAGGACTGTAAGGTCGTTTCCTATGAATGCATCCTGCTCGAATGAATATCCAAGAGAGCGAACCTGTGAGCCCTTGTCCTGAACGTATAGAGCAGTGGATCCTACGACGATCGGAGCGAGCCGAGAGGAACCACCGAAACCTTGAGCTCTTGCGTTGATAGTAGACGGAAGGATAGCACCGGAGCTGTCTCCACGTATAAGCCATTCGCCACCAGAGGTAAGCAGTATCAGCTCTGACAGTGGAAGGAAGTGGCGTATCTCGTTTACCTCACGGCTTGCCAGCGTGAACGATATCGCCTCGTCATCGAGAATGGGCATGCTCGTTCCGAAGTCGTTGAACCCTTTTACGGCTGACATCCATACCGTCTGAGGTTGCCCGGGAGTGCCGCCAAACAGCTGACGCTGGTTGTGGTATCCAGTTGCAGCAGGATATCCTTCGGTGACACTCCATGCGCTGAGTGCCCACTTGTATGTGCCAGGTGATGTTGTGAGTGATGAAGGCAGTGTCTTGACCACATTGTAGCCGACTCTGCGTGCATCAACGTAGTTGGTGATTTGAACGATACCAAAGCCTGAATGCTGATACTCCCATTCTACACCGACATATGCATCTGAGTTTGTGGTAGCACCTGGCGCACGATACACTGCACCCTCTAGGTTCCCGGTTCCGTCCCACTCTTTACCATCAGTGTGATCAGGACTAGTAGTGCCTGTGATGCGCACATACCCCGAAGGGTTTGCCGACGTGGCCATATAGAAGTGGCCGTTGGCAGTGATGTATTCACCGTTACTGATAGCCTTGTTGACTTCCCATGCCTCAGTGGATGCGTCTGGCATCTGCTCGAGGTACACGAGGTCTCCGACGTTGTCAGCGGTGAATGCGTCCCAGTTGGCTATAAGGCACGGAGCAGGCATACCTCCACCTGCAGGCGTGTAGTAGCCACGGTATATGGACTTGTCCTCGTCTACGTTGATGTCTTTCAGTGGGCCAAGCTTCGGGTCGAAGTTCGTGATCGTCCAGTTTACATGGCTGTACCGGCTGATCTGCTTGGTAGGGTAGTCAGGATGGCATACAGTCAGAATGTCTGCACTCTGCGTGTATGACAAATCAAACAAGTCGCTTGCCAACCACGGAGTGGCCACCTCGACAGGACTGCCTCCACTGTAAACGGTCTCTCCGTCCTTGTGTATCCGCATGTACTGATGCCCGAACTCGAGGATATAGGTCTGGATTGTGGAGAATTGGAACTCGATCAGGCGCACAGGCGTATCTGAATACTTCGCCTCGTGCACTAGGGTAGTGCCAGGTCTGTTCGAAACGCCACCATACTGCCGCACGATAAAGTTGCGGCAGGTCTGGAGACCGTTCTGATATCGGTTGAGATCGACTCGACCCAATAGTGAAGGCGAGAGCTCGCCTGAAGTGAATGATGTCTGGATTACGCCAGTACCCATGGTCAGCTCCTTACTCGAATGAACTCACTGTCAGGGATCTGACCCTCGTACCCTTCATTCCAAGATGCAGCCAGTGCCTCAGACACGGTGACTTTGTATGCGTCCATGGCGGACTGTGCGGACTTGGCATCAGCCACCAGTGGAGTAGCGATCTCAGATGCGAGCAGCCACGCAAACGCAGACGCAAACATGGCATCAAACAGAGACGCATTCTCGACACGCTTAGTGTACTCGAGATACATCTCAGGCTCGTTACATACGATTGCCTTTCCGTTTCCTACAGACACGATGTCGTACTCTATCTTGGTTCCAGCCGTTGGAGCTCCGGACTTATAGATCAGACGCAGAGCCTTCACGCAGTCGTTCGGATATGAGTACACATACTCCCAGCCAGGAACGGTGTCGGTTATCAGCTGCAGCGGTATGGTCTTGCGTGCGAACTTCCACGGACAGTCCTGCAGCACGATATCGAGACACTGCTTGTAGAACAGGCTGCACACTTGCGCCTGCTTGCTTGCCTCAGACAGAGACTCGATGAACATGGTAGACCCAGTACGTGCGATGGCGGTATTGCATATCTGAATGTCTGTCGTAGGCATGGCGTTTACCCTTAGATTACTTCTTGGTCTCCGGTGACGAACAGGTCGTCAACCTTCTTTGTGCGTGAAGGACGCTTTGCAGCAGGCTTCGGCTCTTCTGCTGTCTCTGCCGGTTCGGATACAGGGATGAGACATGGGGGGACAACCGTCCCCCCAAAATCAAATACCTCACCCGTCTCGTGCAGAGTCCCATCAAAATATGGAGTTCTGACTCTGACTAGCATGGGCTACTCCTTAGTTGGTTGCGTCCGGATAGGATTTGTAACCACCGACAGGTGTCGGGCTCAGGTACGCATCAACTGCGCCTTCGCTGATTGCGGTCGTTCCGACAACGGCCTGAACACCGAGGTAACGCTCGTATGCAGTAGCACCTGCCATAGGCAGTGGTACGCATGCCAGAACAGTACCGGCTGCGATAGCAGTCGTGCTGGTTGCGAATTCAGCAGTTGCGAAGTGAACCGAAGCAGTGCCATCGGTTGCGATGCTTGCGCTAGCGTCAGACACCAGCTTGAACTGGAGCGTGCCGGTGCTCGATGCGACCTTGATGCCGGTAGCAACGGAGATGATCAGATACAGAGGCTCGCCAGCCCCAAGATCACGGACTACAGAGCCAGTGTCGATCTGATTGGTAAGGTTGTAGGTTCCTGCGCTCTCGGTGATATCGAAAGCGTCGCCAAATTCGGTAAGTTTATCGAGGATAGCCATGGTAATGCTCCTTTCAAATTGTATGGGGGGAGGATCACTCCCCCCGGTTAATTAGGAAATACGGGTCTCAGTGGTTGCCAGTGCGTCGCAACGCTTGACAGGGATGCCGTCGAACCCGAGTACACGCTTGCCAGCAACTTCGTCCATCGTCAGGGTGGACTGAGCCACCTTGTTGGCGATCTGACGACGCAGGAAGGAACGAGCAGTACGGTTGCAGTAGAATACCGGACGACCCATGCCCTGGCTCGGCAACAGCTCGATTGCCTGAGTCATGAGATCGATCAGGTCAGCACCGGAAGCTGCGTTCTTGACGAGCTCGCCTTCGTCGTACTGGATACGGACAATGTGCCGCCAGTCACGAACAACCAGGCCAACGTCCCACTTGTAGTGCGTACGGTATGCTTCCATGCGGCCACCGTTGCCGTCTACGTCTTCGATGGTGACCTGACCCTTGTCGTTCATCTGCAGACCACCCATTGAACCCTTAGGGTAGATGCCGTGGACGGTGTTCGGCCCCCAGCTGATCAGCCAGATGGACTTGGCAGTGTCGGATCCGCCAGCAGATGCAGAGTTGATGATGTTCTCTGCGTTGCTTGCTGACAGGCTGTTGAAACGAGGAGCCAACCCCATGAACTCTTCAGGAGTTGAAACGTCGTTGCCGTAGAACAACTTGGATACGAACTGCTGGTTCATAGCCTCGAGGAATGCACGGTCTTCAGACAGACGGAATGCAGCGGTGTTGCCGTTGAGGTCAGCAAGAGCCTTGTCGATCTCAGCGTACGCCTCGAGCATACCGCAGGTGTCGGTGATCTGTGCAGTCTTCGACTTGGAAGGCTGAACCCCACCGTACAATTTCCGCCACGTAGCGGAAGGCAGACCGGTACGGATCGTTGAACGGTGGCCGGTCGGGAGGTTACCCTCTACGAAGGTCATGTCGTCCAAGATTTCGTTGGTCGAGTTGAGAAGCTCGGCAATCATGTCGATGTTGCCGTCCGGATCGAGCCGACGAGTAACGTCGAGCAGGGTAGGATTGGTTACAGTTAATGCGCCCATGGTGAAACTCCTTTCTATTTTACTTCATGTTGGAATTGGAATAGAGACTCTGTGCTCTTTTCTCAAATGTGTTGTTGCCTGCGCTTGTGTTGCCACCACTTACATGCTGCGGTTCTGATGTTGCCTTGCCAACTCGTACGATGAACCGGATCACCTCAGGGTGGTTTCCAGCACCATACTCGTCCATGTACTGCTTGAGCTCTGGAGTACCGAACTTGTCCATAGCAGCACTGGCATAGCCCATGTTCTCTTGGAATGCCTGACCACCGTATTCTTTGTCGGCCTTGGCTGAATCGACCCAGCCCTTCTGCGTCTCAGCCCACTGTTCCATGCGCTGTGCGTAGATGCCGCTCTGGTAGTAGTCCACCAGCTTCTGAGCTTGTTCCTGCGAGAGGTTGAGCTCTTTGGCTATCGGCTTAAAACCGTCGAGTAGCGTCTGGTCGATCTGGACACCGTCTGGCATGGTGAAATCGGTGTACTCGTCAGGAGCTCCCTGTGACTTGTCACCTTTGTCGTCTGCCTTCTGGTCGTCCTGCTTCTGCTGCTGTTGGCCATCATCGGTTCCATCTTGCTGTCCTGATGTCGGGTTGTCATAGAACTGTGCTGCCTGATCGTTGCCCTGCTGACCGCCATCATTGTTCGTCATCAAGCTGGTTCCTGCGTTCGTGCTGCTCGTTGAGTCGTCGCTCATTCTCGTACTCCTTTTGTTCCTTCATCATGAGGTTGTACTTCTCTGGTGTTGCTTCCATGATATCAGCCAGTAGCATCAGGCCGATATTGCGTTGGCCCTCGTTGAAGGCCATGATGGCGTTCTCGAGAGCGAACGAAGACTTGTATATTCCTGCGTTCTCCAACATCCGCCACATGAACCTGCGTCCCTTGCGGAAGGCCATGATCTCACGGATGTCGTTCAATTCGTTGAGTCGGTTCTCTGTCATGTCAGACCCATGATCTGGCTGAGTGCGCTCTCTTCGGTGACGTTGGTCTCACTGAGCACCTTGGCTGCTTGAGCTGCCTGCTGCATAGGCTGAGCCACCTGAAGCATTGCCTGTGCCTGCTGTTGCTGAGCCCTGATTGCCCTGGTCTCTGCCACTGCATCGTCAGAGATGATCATGCGAGGTGGGACACCCTGCATGTTTGCGTACTCATCTACAGCCTGATCGAAGTCGATCTTGTCTAGGATTTCTGGACGAACTGCAGCCATGTTGCCGACAAATCCCATGGTGCGCTCGATTGCGCTGACACCGATCAGCTTCTGTGCCTGAGCCATGATCGAGATGTACTCGACACGCAGGTCAGTACCTTGGATAGCATCTGGTGCAGGAGGGATCAGACCTTTGCGATCCATGATGGCAAAAGTCCGGTCAATAAGTGGGTCGAGCAATTCATCGTTTAGACGCTCCATTACTGGGCCAAGCACAAGTAGCTTTTCCTGATGACGTTCTTCGACCTCACGAGCAGTCATTTGGCTGTTGTCGCCAGTGGCGAGCATCAGCATCAGGTCTTCGTAGAGACCACGCTTGACACGGTTCTGGATCTCTTGGATGTCGAGCATCAGCTCGTTCACCCGTGGATTCATCTCGTACAGCGGACGGAGCCCAGCTCCTGCAGCGGTGGTAAGACCTGATACGTAGGTCACGTCACCAGGCAGCTGGCTGATTCTCTGGTTACGCAGCTGCGTATCTCCCATCATCGGGGGGTTGACCATCTTGTCGATTGCTTGGAGCTTGCGCTTCTGCTCGAGCTGCAGAGCCTTGATGTCTGCCAGTGTGTGCATTGCAGCGGACTCACCGTACACGTCACCACGAGGCAGAGCCCACCGTGCGGCCAGAACAGGGAACTCGTCATGACCTGACTCCATGAGGAACTTGTCCTCACGGTTGTTGCCCTTCTCCATGTACACACAGCGGTACTTCTTAAACTTGGACAGAGCCTTGCGCTCGTCGTAATCAGGGTTCGGCTCGACTACGTGCACAATATCGAAGTTCTGATCGTAGTTGCCACGGTCGTACTGTTCCTTGATGGTCTGGCTGACGTTCTCGATACCGAAGCTTCCGACGATCTGAGCAACAGTCATCGGGATCTCACGGTAGCAGGTGTCAACCTGTAGCCTGCAGGAGTTGGCCAGATAGAACTCGCCAATGTGGTACGGGTAGCAACGGATGATGTCCTCGTAGTCTTCGCAGACTTCGAATGCGGTTGTGCCGAACAGCCCGAGGTCTTGATAGGCTTTCGGCAGCACGTTGTAGAGGTTCGACCTGTTGAATACCTCCCTCATGCGAGACTCGACATCGAACAGCCATTGCTTGACTGCTCCGTCTTCGATGAGGTTTGGGTCTTGGGTGGTGAGCCTGAACCACGGGCGAGCAGGAGAGGTGAGACCTGCCATCATGCCAGAGGCCAGCGTGCGCAGCGCAAGGGTTGCGGTGCTGTCGATGATATGCTGGTTGACCTTTCCGCCCTTGTTGCGGTCAGAGGTCTGGAACATGACGGAGCGAGGCAGCACGTAATCCGCCAGCTCTTTCCAATGAGAGTCGTAGCTCGAACGCTCATTCTTTAGAGCTGTCAAACGACGTAGATATCTGTCTCGCTTCGTCTGTTCCATGGTTTCGCTCCTGTCTCACGACGGTGCTTTATTTTGCGTTACTTATTGACCCAGAAGAGCCTTCCCCTGTGTCGGTGCATCCTCGAGAACTCCACGAGCTCCGGTCAGGATGGTGTTGCTTGATGCCATGCGACGACGAGCACGCTCGTTGTCTCTTGATGCTACTACCTGAGCCGACTGTGCAGTCGGTGCAGGAGCAATTGGTGCTGGTTGCTGGACTTCTGGTGTACTCCCACCGCCTCCGCACATATGCGCCTCCCAATACTTCAAGTGATGATTTAACTTCTACAATCCAATGTGTTCATATGTCAACACTTTTTACCGCCACCTTTTTTAGCCATGGTAATCACCTCCCCTCGAAAGGATTGTATTCGTGCACCACCTGCTGTACCGGAGCGTCGAGAGCAGCCATAGGGTTGTACTCAAGGTTCGACTTCGATCTCAGCCCGACAGGTGCAGGCGATACCGGGTGAGCGAAGGTGAGTGCCAGAGCGTCACCGAGGTCTGTTGAGCGCAGGCCTCTCTTCTTCATGGTCTCCTTCGACTCGACCTGGAACTTGCTGTTTGAGTTGCTGAACATGAATGTGGGTGATGCGAGATCGGCTATCAGCTCAGGCAGGTTCGGTATTGCACCCTTTGTCTTGATCCACTTCGCCATTTCGTCCCACATTTCGCTGCGCTTGTTGTTGTACTTTATGTCTGACGGACGGCCACCGAAGTTCACCTCGATAGGCGAGTATCCCATCTGTAGCAGCCGGTCGATCACGCCCTCACCACGACCAGCGTCAACAAACACAGCGTCAGCCTTCCACTTGTCGATTGCGTGCGCTACCTGTGATGCGAGATCCATGTTGCTGATGCCTTGGAACACCTTTGGCTTGAAGGCGACTAATCCCTGTCTTGGAAATATGACAGAGCGATCACCCCCATAACGAGCCACATCAACGCCAAGGACTCGAGGTGCAAAATTGTAGTCAGTAATGAGGTACTGTCTGTTAGCAGCTGCATACGCTTCCTCCATACCGACCAATTGGTTGTCACCTACCTGCAGACACTGACCTTCCCAGACGTGCAGGTAGAGCTCAGGATCGGTAAGCTCTAGGTGTCTGCGTTCCTTCTCGAGCACCTCAGGGAACCACGGGTTATCACGCCAGTTGATCTGCACAACCATAGCTTCCGGTGGCGGATTTACTACGAAGTACTGGTAGGTGGCATCGTTCATGAGGTTAGGGTTGAAGCTCACCCATATTTCAGAACCAGGCTTCCGGATCGTAGGTATCAGCTTATTCCAGCTCTCTGCAGAAACCTTCTCGGCTTCCTCTACCCAGCAGACATCGAAACCTTCAGCCGATTTGATCTTGTTCGGGTCAGTTTTGATACCTGCGAACACAAAATGAGATCCGTTATTGCCACGTATCTCGGACTGCAGCACCTCGTAGTGGTCTGAGAGTCCCAGAGCCTCTATCTGCTCGCTCAGGAGCCTGTGCACCGACTCTTGTATTGAGTTCTGGAATTCACGGGCGCACAGGACACGCAGCGGCTTGTGGTAGGCAATGATCAACAGAGCCCGGGCGAACCCCCAGCTCTTCGCACCACCTCTACCACCGTGCGCCACCTTGTACCGGTGCGGTTCGAATAGGAAGCGCAGCTTCTTAGGGAAGTCAGCTTCTGTCTTCATTCTTTCCCTTCCACAAACCTCAGGGTGATCTCAGTCGGCAACAGTGGGCCACCGTCCTTACCTGAGAGCTCGAGCTCTTTCGGCAGTATCTTTCCGATCAGACCAAGGAACGCAGACGGGTTGAGCGTTGCCTGCTTTTGCAGATAGTCTTGACCACCAGATGCCTCGAGAGCACCGAGGATCATGTCCTTCAGTGCCTTGGTGTTCTTGTTCTGGGATCCCTTAGGTCTTCCCTTTGGGTTATTTGTCACGCCTTTAGGAGGAGACATAATTTTGTTTACCTTTGTTCTTTATTAGGGAATTATTTTCTCTACACTGACCACTTCGCCCTTCGTTACGGTCACTTTGTACGCCATGCCTTCTCCAAAGAAAAACCCTACCGAGTGCATTAAGTGCATTACTAGGTAGGGTATCTTATATCTTGTGTCTATAGTCAAGTATTTTAACTACTTGTACAGTCCTCTTGCACGGTTCTTAAATTCCACATGTGCTCCTACCACATTGAACAGGACACCGTGTCGTTCCTGCAGGTAATATCCTATTTGTTGCAGAGCGTGCATGCAGTCCCAGTATTCCTCGAGCGACTCATAGACCTTGTCTTGTGCGAGTGCTTCTGTCAGCTCGATCAGCTCTTCTGACACTTTCCTACACTGCCGTACCGGGTCTGTGATTTTGATATCAGGATACGTTCTCATACGGCTTGACCTCCATTTGTATGTGACCCGGCTTCTCTTTGTCTGCCACTTCTACCGTCAGGTGCTTGATCAGCTTGTCGTCCGTCCAGAGACCACCGATTGTGAGCGCATCGAAGAGCGTCTTGCAGATGTTGTCGATGTCTCTTCGCCTGCCGTCAGGTGGTACAATGGTCATGGCCACCTGCAGTGGCACGTCGTATCTGGCGACTGCTTTTTGTTGGATGAGGTCGAGAGCGATGATGTTCCGGTACTGCCGACCTTTGGCGGTAACGAACACTCTGCGTCTTCCGAACTGGATTGACTTGTAGTGGTTCCCGGTGACGGTCGGGAACGTCAGCGTCAGGTTAGTTGTCATCGTCGTCCTCCGACCATCCGCATGTCGGGCAGAAATCAATGTCACACACTTTATGACCGCATCTCGGGCAGGTAAAGCACATGTCTCTATCCCTCTTCTTTCACGAAATGATATTGCCCATCACGATGGAAGCGATGGAAATGATACCGCTCTTTCGGTATCTTGTCTAGCTTTGTCACGGTCGAGGCGATTTTATCGAACTCCGGATCACCGGGCTTGTAGCATCTCGACTCATAGGTGAGTGCTGTTTTCAGGAACACTTCCTGATCGATCTTTTTCTGTTCAGTGTTTGTGATCAGCACCGGCTTTGGCTTTGGCTGATACTTTGTTATTCCGTCTCGATACCTGAGGCTTTTTGTTTGTCCGTTCTTCTGGTTGTTCTTTCGGCACTTTGATCCACAGAACCGTTGAGATGCCCTGAACGCATCGTACCGATCCCCACAGTATTCACATATCGCCATGCTATTGTCCCTCCTCGAGTATGTCTAGCAGCTCGGCAGCAGCGTGTTCTTCGTACATCCGCAGTCTTTCCTTAGCCACATACAGAGCAGCGTTCCAAGCGTCCTCTGCTATGTGCGACCTCGGCATATCGTGCGTCCCTACACCTCCGTTCCAGAATTTCTGAAACGAAGTGATAGGTTTTTTATGATACCATTTGCCAAAGTTGTTTTTCATATCTTACCCTCCTCTAAAACAACATACGATAGCTTCCTGTAGTGTACAATCGCTATGGCTATTATTATGGCCTTGTACCTCTCCCACCCATTAGTCGGCAGTATATCCCCGACAACACACTTACGTAATATTACCCTCATCCCTCACCCCTCCTTGTACACCATAGCGGTAACGGCATTAGCACATCTATCTGTAATTATCTGTGAAGGATGAAACAC